GAAACGTAGTGCGTGCCATGATTTTTCCTTACATGCAAGTTGGGGTGTATCTATCTGCATGTCGTCAGCCGGAACTGTTAGATACACCGGAAAGCCCGGATTAGCAGCAATATATCACTTTACTGTAGGGGGTGCAACTTTTTTCTTTCGGGCTGCTAGCATCTTTGCTTTCCATACAGGGTCGGCCCATAACGCCTTAGCTGCGGTTGCTTTAGCCGCTTTAACCTCGGCACGGTTTGCAATCTCCTTATTGTTCGCAGTCTGCATAGCAGCGTACTCAGGATCGTTCCATTGGGCCTTTGCTTGGGCGCTAGTCTTGGCCTTGGACTCATCAGTGCTGCGGGCCTGTTTGATGCCCCCTTGCCGTTTCTGGCGCACTTCGGGGTTGGCCCACGCTTCGGTGCTTGCTTTTGACTTGTCAGCGCGGGCTTTAGCGGTACTCTGAGCGGCAATTTGCGAGGTGATTACCTTGTTTCTATACACGGGGTCTTGCCAATGCGCTTTGGAAAACTTGCTATCCACTGCTTTGTGGGCGATAGTTCGTACTGCTCCGCTTCCCCCCTCGCCGCCATCCGTAAGGTTAAACAGGGTGCCTGTGCCTATATTGCGTCGCCCATACAACGCAATCAGTTCAATCTCTTTGGCGAACGCCTCTGCCTCAATTTCAGTCTCTAGCACCCGTTCGCATACCGCTATGTGTGCGCGTAGTTTAAGGTGGGATATAAAGTCTTGGAACGGCTTATTGTGCGACCCCCTTGACCAATGAGATAAGTCCCGATCACCTGTACCCTTACCAACATATACGGGCTGATTAGCTTTGAGCGGACGTGGGTCGCGGTACACGTAAACGTAAAACATAGAAGCTCCTGAAGTTGAAGCCCCACTATACCACAATGGATGGAGACTAGGTAAATTCGTAATCCGTTACGAATTAGGTTACGACACAGGTAGCGGGACTTAGTTACAGGTAACCCTTATAAAGACAATAAAAAAGGGCCCCGAAGGGCCCTCTCTGTAGCATAGAACCTAGGTTCTATGCGGGTTCGCTTAGGACGAACCGGGTGAGCCAAAGACTCCGAGCGGATCGCTCCATCCAAAGCTGTACCGCTCGCGGCTCTTGTAACGCACGTTCCCCGTATCAAAATCACCATCCATTCCATTTTGCAATGGGGTACGAACAAAGTGTTTCAAACCGTTAGGCACGTCAGTAGTCAAGTACCAGCCGTTGCTGTCAGTCAAGAAGTTGTTGACTGTGTAGCCTTCTGCGACCGAACCGTTGTTTTTCAACGCGTTGATGTCGTTATCAGCAGTACCAACACGGAGGCTGGTTTCTAACAAACGAGTAGCAACGAACTGCAAAGCAGGGGGAACAATCAGCTTCTTAGGCTTAGCAGCGATCAGCAAACCGCGCTCGTCAGTCCAAGCAGCGATCTGGATAACGGCGGCTTCCAAGGAAGTCTCGTTAAGGTCAGCGCCAGTTGTAGGACGATTGCTGTTAGTGCCGCCACCAGTCAAGGGGTGAGCAGTGCTGAACAAAGGTACGCCGTCACCGCCGTAGTACTGAGACGAGTTAGTGAAACCGTTGTTGATAACAGCAGCAGCCTTAACTTGCTTGGTATACGCCATAGCACGAGCCAGACCTTTGGTGTAACGAGCAGACAGTGAGTCATACAAGTTATCTTCCACAGCTTCTTCAGTGATGGAGAAGCCCAAGGCGATGGTTTCGTGGTTGTAACGAGTTGTCCATGCTTCCTGTGCATTGTCATAAGCGATGGCTTGGCCCTCGTTCTTAACAGGTGCAGCAGAGAAACCAGACAGCTTTGTCTCTTCTTCAAAAGAACGCTCAGAGGTTTCAGTCTCGTAGAGTTCCTTATGCTGCTCACCGTAGCGAGCATATTCCAAACCAAACAATGCGTTCAATCCGGGCAAGAGTTCTTTAAGTAGTTGTGCGCGTGAAATAGCCATGATTTAGCTCCTTTTACAGACCAACAGCGTTGCTGTAAGAGTGGTATCCGGGGTTGAACTTCACCAGAATATCAGTATATGCGTCACCCACTACGGAGAACCCAACCATGTTTACAAAACCAACGACGCGGAAAGCGGCGGTAGTAGTAACAGCGGAAGAGCCAGCCACAACGGAAGCGGTAGAGTTACCAGTAGATGTACTACCGGTAGAAACTGCGCCAGTGGAGAAGAACACGTTTGAACCCAGAGCAGCGATGGTAACAGTACCAGCAGACTGAACTTGGAACACAGTGCGGTCATCATCAATCACAAATGCTGTAGCGTTCAGCGAACCGGACGGGTAGTATTGTGAAAAAACGGTTTGACCTTGTGCGTTAACGTAAGAGCAACCAACGAACACACCAACAGCGCCGGTGTTAGCAGTGCCAACAGGGAAACCATTTGTAGTTGCGTCAGCGCCAGTAGCAGTAACGATTTCAATGTAACCTGTAGATTTAACGTACACCAAACTTCCGTTATAGACGTTTGCGCCGTATCCAGCAGGGTCGAATAAAAACGAGCGAGTGCTACCTGCGTAAGGTAGGCCACCCAACTCATTTACGGCACGGAGGCCGTAGGGAGAAGCGGTAGATGCCATTTAAGGACTCCTAAAAAATTTAACCACCAGAACCAAAAGTAACCTTCGATTTCTTGTCCGAGAACAAGGGCATACGAGGATCACTATCTTTGAGAAAGTTATTGTCTACTGACTCCATCTGAGCTTTGTTTTGATTTGCGTAGTACGCATCTCGCTGTTTCAAAAACTCTTCCGGAATACGGCAAAGCAATAGTCCGCCCACTTCGATGTTTCCTTTGAAACGACCTTCAGTAGAAGCGTGCACCAATAGCTCGGGATATTCTTCCGCTTTCACGGGTTCATAGCCTTCGCGTAACTTAGAAGAAGTATTACCCGGATCAGCCTGCCCCAACATACTAATGCGAATCCACCGATGTTCCCAACCCGGACGTTTATCTGGGGATGGTAGTGTCTCTGGAGGACGCCACGCTGTTGGGCGAGCGAAAGACTCGCGTGTATCTAGTTCACGAACCAGACGATTTTGAGCTTTTTCTACTACTGTAGTCTTTTCCATTTTTAACCTCTATTAAGTAAAGCAACCTGTTTCGCGTATTGTTCTGGAGTCACCCCAAGACGGCGAGCTATCGCCACTTCAGATGCCTTCAACCGAATACGGTTAGGTGGTGTGCTGCGGGTAGCCGGAGCTACAACCGAAGCTGGTTTTGTTGCACGGATGGGAGTGAAATCCTCTTCCGGTTCTGATGACCTTTTCTTTGGAGGCGGTTCATCATCCTCATAGCTCTGAGAATCTTCAAAATTCTCAGGAAATCGTTTGCGCATCGTTTTATCGATGGTTTTAAAGTACTCTTCAGTACCTATGTAATCCGGACCATACTCTCTTTGTAATTTCCTGTCAAGCCCAGATGCTGCAGCGGTCATTTCTTCGTCTTTACCCCACCAACTAGAGTTAGCTTCTAACCACTTAGCGGTGCGAGGGTGCGCCGGTGCTTGCCTAGCTGGGGGCTCAAACTCCTGCTCCACTACTGGAATAGGTCTCATATTCTCTACTTTGTCTAGAGTAAGAGTAGCTCGAGCAATCTTCTTCTGGGCAGTTACAAGACCATCGGCATCGCCAGCGTCGTAAGCCTCTTTGTAGCTACGTTCTGCGGCCTCTAACTCACCTTCAGCAGAGGTTTTTGACTGGGCAATATAGGCTTCACTGCCGGTAGATAGCTGTTTCTGCAAGCGTTTATTCTCTTCAAATACCTGCTTTGCAAAGGTTTCAGCAGCCTGCCGTTCGCGCATAGCCTCTTCTTTTGCCCGCCGCTCATCGTGGTATCCACGGGTGAACTTCTTAATTCGGGCCTGCACTTTCTCGTCATACGAGGCTAATTCTTCTTCCGAAGGGTCCTCTGGAGGGGGCGCAGCTTTACGATTACGGTCCTCTGGGGGTGTATCGTTCTCAATTTCTACTACAAACTCTTCTTCTACGGGTGCCGTATCTACGGGTTTACCCTTAGCTTCCTTCTCGTCAGGAAACTGGAAATCATCTCCAAATTTAGCCATTTGTTACTCCTTATGCAGCGCGGGTAATTCCACGCGGGTCTTCAACGGTAGCCTCAACTGAGTCGTCGTTAATGATTCGGAACTCACGCCCATGAATCTTCAAACGAGTGCCAGAGTTAGGTCGGCAGATAACGAAATCACCTTCCTTACACGAGGGGCCGTTAGGGAAACGAGTTACGTCTTTGTACGCATCTGGACCCACCTTGACTACAAACAGCACTGGGGTCAGCACTTCTTCGTAATACATAGATTGGCTAGACTTGATAATTCCAGACTCACTCTCAGCAAAAGACTCCATTGCTTCTGGTACTACACAAAGCAAGTGAAAGGTCTTCGGGTCAGGCAACTGCTTTGCTTTTTCTTCGGAATCTTTATTCAAAATCCCTGAGAGGTCCACCGCAGCGGTATCAAATTCATTCATCTTCAAAGTTCTCCATACGTTGCACGAGGTCGTTAACAATAGTTTCTGCATGGCTCAGACCCCGGATGATCCCGCAGATGTGCCGATATTCAGGGTAGTCCCCTGCTCTACCGGTGGAAAGAAAACTCGCTTGGTCCCCGCGTAACTTGTCAATCTCGCGTGCAATGTGTGCAAGTAACTTATTGTTGTCCATCATTTATCCTTGTTAGGAGGTTGTTGACGTTGCATGTAGGCTGTGCGTTGCTGCTGAGCCATTTGTGACTTGTGTTTAGCCATGTCTACACTCATGCGAGCACCTTCAGTTTCCTGCTGCCTAGTAACACGTTCACGGGCGACTGCTGTATTAGCATCTACCTGCATACGTGCAATTTCTTTCTGTGCCTCGATGCGAGAGTGCTCGATAGTCAGTTGAGCTGCTTTAGCTGACGCTTCCGCTTGCTGTTTCTGAGCTTTAAGCTGGAGCTCCTGTTGACGAATCTGTAACTCTTGTTGTTGCATCTGTACCACTGGGTCTTGCATTTGCTGCTGGGCCGCTTGCTGTTGAGCCTCTTGCTGGTGCTGCTGGAACAACTGCTGTGTAGCCTGTGCTGCTGCGATCGCAATCTGATCGGCGATCTGTGGCGAGACATCTTTAGTCTGGTCTTTATCTGGGAGTGTCATGCCCATCTTCTCTTCGATCTGACGGCGATACTCGAACGCAATGTGCTCGTTAATGTGCGCCATAGCCGTAGCCATGATTGCCTGAGCCTGTGGGTTCATCTGCATCAACTGCTGGATTTGCGGGTCCTGCATCGCCATCTGGTGAACCGCAATATGCGCTTGATGGTTCTGCTCGATGAACGCCTTGACCGGTTTGCCCGTCAACAAGTTCTGGTTCTCTTGCACTGGGTCGGTCGGCACTTGGTCATCTTCAGTAGGTACAAGTTTCGCCGCGTTCTTTATGCCCAGAATCTCAATCATCTGGCGGTGCAACAGAGGCAAGTCGTACAACTGAGGGGCTGACTGTGCAAGCTGCAGTACAGCCTGATACTGCACAATCTTCTGCGCCATCGTCGCTGCGTTAGGGTCACTGACTGGGATTACATCCACAGCGTCGTAGTCAGACTTCTTAACATCACGGTTGCCGTTCTCTGGCTCGTATGCGTATTCTTCTGGTGTGTAGTCGGCAATGATGACTTTGAGGAGTTTGAACTCTTGCTTCATAGCGTAGTGCAGTCGCGCTTGCACTGCTGTCATCACCTTCAGAGTCCGCTCTAGCAGAGCCAGAGTTGTACCAACAGGAGCATTGGCGCTCATGTCGCTGACGTTCATATCACCGCTTGATGCGAAGCTGCGGCCTTCTTGCACAATATTTTGGAACAAAGCAAACAAAACTTGGCTTGGCTCTTTGTATGGAAGCGGTAAGATGTTGTCACGGATGCTTCCACTAGGCACATCTACGTCTCGGAACTCTCCGGGGGAGATCGGTGTATCGTCACCCTTAATACGTAAGCCGCGAGACTTTAAACCACCGGGCAAGTTAGACAACGTACCAGCGTCCACCAACTGACGAATCAGCATGGTAGAAGACTTAGCGTATCCACCAATTAAGTGAATCAAACCATAGCCGTAGAACCCAAAACCGGGGATGTATTGATAGTGAACAAAGTGCTGGCGTTTCAGGTGTAACTTGTCACCTTCGTACCAATTGCGGCGTACAGCCAGAATCTTCGTTGTACCCTTCTCTACTGTCACTACGTATGGCAACGCAATACCTGTGGGCTCACCATCTTTGTCCACATCCTCAAACCCTTCAAGGTCCAAGTCAACGTGCATCTCAAGAACACGGTAGCGGTTATCCTGAGTCGCAGACAGACCCATTTCTTCTGCTTTTTGCTTCTCAATCTCGTCAATTTCGTTTGATGGCTCACCTAGGTCCACGTCTATGTAGAATCCTGCGGCTTGCAGTTTCTTCAACTCGTTAGGTGTCTTGCGCATTACGTGTGTAACACGCTCTGCTGACTCTAAGTTAGACGCGCCGTATGGGACAACAATGTCTTCAGCGGGAATAAACATAGCGACTTGACGACCTTTGCTTGGGTCGTAGTACACCTTCTTAAACGCACTACCTGCTAGAGGCAGTGACCACAATAGCTTCTCGTGCTCTGGGCGATACTCAACCATCACCTCAGTAAGCTGGTAGTTCATGTCATCACGAACACGGGCTGCGGCTTCTTCTGCTAGTAAGTCAATAGCTCCAACGATCTGAGTCTTGACGGGGCCCATCGCTGGGAACGTCTCCATCATTGCCTCTGACTGGAACCTTACAACTGACTCGGTGAGCATCGGGTGGAACACACCACAAGCTCCTTGCCAAGGCTCTGTGCGCTCTTCGTACTTCAGGCCCAACAACTTCAGACCATCTACGTATGTACGTATCCAATCTTTACGATCGTTCAAGTCTTTATCTACTTCTTCTACAAGCTCTGCCCCTAATGAATCTAGAACTGACTCATCAAGGAACTCTGCAAGGTTGGCATCAAACACTTCAGCCGTATCTTCTTTAGGATCAATCTCAATCTCTAGCCCGTCGATACCAATAGTTACTGACTCTGGGTCTTCAATCTCAATCTCAATTTCTGGCGCGTCGTTCTCCATATCGGCTAAGCCTTGAGGAGCTGCGTATAAACCTTTGTCCATGATGTATCCTTAAACTGTGTAGAACCGCTCACTGCGGTAACCCTTGAACCATTTGATATCTTCAGGCTCGT